TACTCATCTGTATAACATTAATACAAAAATTATATCACATCTGAACAAAAAAAGCCCGCTGGAACGGGCTCATGAAAGGGATTAACTTCTTTTATTATAACACATTGGAGGAAGTTTATTCATGGCAGATAAGCTAAATAAAATTATAGGAGATTATGTCAACGGGCGCATACAAGCTCGTATTCAGTCCATAGAGAGCAGTTACATGTATAAGGCTAAGTCTGATAACTTGGGTATCAGAACTGCTTACAGTGGAGGAGCAGAGCCTGAGAGTAAGACACTTAACCGAGAAGCTATGGAAGAAGACGAGGAACTAATCCGATTGAAAGAGATTGTCAAGCAGTTCTCTTTATGGTACGAACCCTTGATTCAAACAAATAAAGAAATCATAAAGCTCAAGCATTTAGGTTACGGAGGTGCGACATGGAGCATGGTTGAAATGGACCTCAGACATAAAGGAATATACTTAAGCATTCGACAAATAAAGTTCATTTATTACAGATTCAGAAAGGACATAGAAGTAAATCTGTTACACGTTCTCTAAAAAACAGTGTCCAAAAACGTGTCGAAAACGTGCTAAAAATGTACAAAAGTGAAATGGAGGACTTAGTTTTTAGTGATATACTTGTATCATGAATAATTTGGCAGAACACAAATAATTAAGTCTTGGTGAACAAAGAGTGCCTATATTATTCTTACTCTAAGTCGGTAGCAAAAGCTATCGGCTTTTTATATTGAAAGGAAATGCTTATGATTTCAAAAGTAAGAAAAACAATTACTGGAACAGAATTTTGGGATTCTGATAAGAAGCGAACTTTATTTGTTGCCGATGGTGAAGAGCCCGATTTTGAAGTAGGAGAAGTTCAAGAGAAACAGGAAGAACCAGAAGAAAAAGATATTAATCTTAATAGTATGAGTGTTCCTCAACTTAAAGAATATGCTGCTTCTATAAAAGTAGAGATTCCAAAGGAACTTACAAAGAAAAAAGAAATCCTTGAATTCTTGCAATGAAATATTGTGATTTCAACGGATGTGACAATAAGATAAACCAAGGTAAGTACTGTGAGGAGCATGTCAGATCTAAACGGCAACGCAAGAAGAAAGACATCTATCACCATGAGAACAAACCATTCTATCGAACGAAAGAATGGAAAGCAATGCGACAATTTATTTATGAAGAAAATAAAGGTTGTTGTCAACGTTGTGGTAGGTTCGTACATGGTAGACAGGCGCATGTCCATCACATCATACCTATCAAACAAGACAAGCTTCTTAAGCTTGAACCAAATAACTTAATGCTTTTATGTCCTAAATGCCATGTGATTGAAGAAAATGAAGATAAAGATAAAAAAGTCTTTCCGAATTATTTTTCTTGATAGCCCCCCTATCCAAAATAAAAAAAATTTTTTCGTTGGAGGATAGGGTAGGAGGAGTCATGAATAAAGTTGCACAACATTTTAAAAAGTAAAGGGGGTGTGAGATGGCGAGAAAATCCAAAAAGAAAAAGCTGGAAGAGTTAGAAGCCGCAAGGATTGAAGAGCGAAAAAGTATCAAAGAAAAACTTGAAAAAGAAGAACTCTATTCGCCATCTGTAGATCCATTAATTGAGAATTATCTTGATGCTTTTATCATCTATAAATCTATGTATGAGGAATGGAGAGATAAAGGATTCCCACCTACTAAACTGCATGAGAACAAGGCTGGTGCCATAAATGAAATGAAACATCCTTTGGCTCAACATGTCGAAACTTGGAACGACAAGAAAAATAAAATGCTTGATGCATTAGGCATGACGAATAAACGCAAAACTGTACCAAAAGTTGAAAAAAACGATGAAAAAACTCCTCACATGTCAACGGTAAGTAGTTTAGAAAAGCATCGTGATAAATGGAGAAACTCAGGGTGATTGTTGAGCCTGGGATAAATTATGCAGATTTATATGCTAAAAAAGTCTTGCGTAAAAAATCCAAGTATCCCAATTCAATAGTAAAAGCAGTCAAGCGTTATAGGAAGTGGCAAAAAAGAAAAGATATTTGGTTTGATGTTAATCGGGCGAATGAAATGCTTGATTTTGTACAATCTTTTGTACGACATGTGAAAGGTCCATTAGCTGGAAATCTTCTTGAACTTGAATTGTGGGAAATGTTTATTTTCTCCAATATGTATGGTTGGTATCACACTAATGAGCATGGTAAGGATGTACGAGTAATTCGTGAATCTTATACTCAAGTACCTAAAAAGAATGGGAAAACAGCGATTGCTGCAGGTGCCTTGCTTTATGCAATGTATGGTGAGGGAGAACTTGGTGCAGATTGTTATGCGGCCGCAAGTGATTATGAGCAAGCACAAAATGCTGCTGAACCAATTGCCCAAACAATTGAAAACTCAGAAGAGCTATTAGAAGGCACTCAAATCTATAAGGGTGTTAATGGAAGTGTGAGTGGTGCGCTTTACACGTATAAGATTAATGGTGTAGTTTACAAGAACAAATTTAAAGTTCTTAGTAAGAATACTAAAGGTATAGAAGGTAAAAACCCACACTTCGTATTAAATGATGAATTACATGCTCAAGAAAATATGGACATGTATGACAACTTAAAGTCGGCTCAGATAGCTCGGGAACAACCTATGATGCTCAATGTTTCAACTGCGGGTAAAGGTTCGTCCTCAGTAGGTATGCGAGTGTACAAGTATGCAAAACATGTTCTAGAAAATGATGATGACGATTCTTTATTTGTTGCGATTTGGGAACCGAACAAAAATTTTGATTGGGAAGATCGCAAAGTTTGGGAAATGGTCAATCCAAATATAGGAGTTTCAGTGAGTATGGAACAATTGGAAACAGAATTTAAAAAAGCAAAGCGCTCAGCCCATTCTAAGGCTGAGTTTTTATCTAAACATTTAAATCTTTTTGTTAACAGTGCAGATAATTATTTTGAACAAGAACAAGTTGAACATGTACTTGTTGATGATTTAGGTGATCTTAGCGGAGAAACTTGTTATCTTGGCCTTGACCTCTCTAAAACCACTGACTTAACATGTGTTAGCTTGAATTTCCCTACATTTGATGAAACAGGAAAAGCAATTCTGAAAGTTAAACAAATGTACTTTATTCCAAACGCAGATATTGATTTTAGGGAAAAAGAAGATAATGTCCCGTATCGTGATTTATCGGAAAAAGGCTTTGTGACATTTTGTGATGGAAAGATGATTAATCAAGATCAGATTTTTGATTATATTGTTGAGTGTATGGATTTATATGATGTGCAGCAGCTGAACTATGACCCAGCCATGTCACAAAAGCTTATTGAAAAATGTGAAAATTTAGGTCTTGAAAGTGTTGCAGTCAACCAATATCCAACAGTTCTTAATGCGCCGCTGGATGACTCAGAACGTATTATTTATGAGAAGAGATTATTTACAGATAATCCTCTTTTTGTATATTGCGCACTTAATGTTGTTGTAGTAACTAATATCAACGGTATGAAAGCTCCATCAAAAAGACAATCTAAAAAGAAAATTGATGGCTTTGTTGCTTTCTTAGTGGCTCATAAAGAAACAATGATGTTACTTGAAGATATTAGCGATGATGCAATAGATGAATTAATCAGCGATATTTATCGCTAAAGGAGGTGATGCTATGGGTATTAGAGATGCATTTTCTAATTACCTTTTTAAACAAGCTGAAAAACGAGGGTGGGTAGAAGATGTGTATTCAAACTCTATCAGATATGGTGGAGTTTATTCTAATGATGGAAATATTCTTTCATCAAGCGATGTATATGAGCTTTTACAAGATATTAGTAACCAAGTGGCATTAGCAGATATTGTAATTGAAAATGAAAAGGGAGAAGAAATCAAAGATAATAAGGTTCTTTCTATTTTGAGTAAGCCAAACAATTACCTATCAAGTTTTGAATTTATCAAACTAATGACGAATAGTTACCTTTTACATGGTGAAATATTTCCTGTATTAGATGGTGATCAAATACATCTAGCTGCAAATGTGAGTACTGAACTTGATGATCAATTAATTGAGCATTTCAAGATCAATGGAACAGAAATACCATCTTTCATGATTCGCCATATAAAAAACATTGGAACAAATCATTTGGAAGGCGTTGGTATTTTGGATATTGGCAAAGATACTTTAAATGGCGTTATGAATGCTGAAAAAGTATTGACTGATAAATATTCCAAAGGCGGACTACTTGCTTTCATGCTTAAACTAGATGCACATATTAACCCTCAAAACTCAGGACAATCAAAATTCATTAAGGCAATACTTGATCAATTAGAGGGAATTGATGAATCAAGAACAATAAAAATGATTCCACTTGGTAAAGGATATTCAATAGATACACTAAAAAGTCCAATTGAAGATGAAAAAATACTGTCATATCTTAATGTGTATAAAAAAGACTTAGGTAAGTTTTTAGGAGTAAACGTTGATACGTATACTTCCTTATTGAAAACTGATCTTGAAAAAGGAATGATGTACCTCCATAATAAGGCAGTTAAACATATCATGAAAAATTTCGGAGAGCATTTAACTCTTCTTTTTTTCGGTAAAGGTTCTTCAAAAAAAGTGAAGTTCAAAATTAATATTCTTGATTTTGTTCCTTATAGCACGAAAACTAATATTGGTTATAACATTGTTCGTACAGGGATTACATCACCAGATAATGTGGCTGAGATGTTAGGATTCCCTAAACAAAACACACCGGAGACACAGGCAATTTATATCTCAAATGACCTTTCTAAAATTGGTCAAAAGCAAGCAACAGATGATTCCTTGAAAGGAGGTGATAACAATAGCAAAGAAAAAGGAAACGAGAGCGTTTGATATTTCGAAGTTTAATACTAGGTCTGAAAATGAAGAACAGAATACGTCTATTGAAGGATATGCAGCTGTTTTTAATTCTAAAACTCGTATTGGGAGTTATTTTGATGAAGTGATTGAACCAGGAGCATTTTCTAGAAGCTTATCAGAGAATGGTGATGTCCGTGCTCTCTTTAATCATGATTGGAACAATGTTTTAGGGCGAACTAAAAGTGGAACACTGGCTCTAAAAGAAGATGACAAAGGGTTGAACTTCAATGTGGAATTGCCCAATACCTCAGTGGCCAGAGACTTATCTGAAAGTATGGCTAGGGGAGACATCAACCAATGTTCATTTGGCTTTTTTGTAACAGATGAAGAATGGGACTATTCAGTTGAGCCAGCTCTTCGGACTATCAAAGAAGTTGAACTATTTGAAATATCCGTAGTTTCTATTCCCGCATATGAAGATACGGAAGCTTCATTGGTTAGGGATAAAGACTTTGGAAAAGAAATTGAAGCTAGATCAGCTTTAATTAAAAAAATAAATAATCTCTTGGAGGAGAAATAATGAATAAAAAATTACTTATCGCACTACAAAATCGCAGCAAAGCACGTCTTACAGAACTTCGTACACAAGTTGAAAATCCAGAAACACGTGCAGAAGACTTAACAACAATTCAAGAAGAAATTAATCAAATTAATGATGAGCTTAAGTATGTCGCAGATCAACTTGCAGAGTTAGAAGATGATGGTTCAGGTGATGGATCTGATAATTCTGGCAATGATGATACTCAAGATGATGAAAATCGAGATGGTGGGGATGACGGTGATGGTCAAGGTCAAGGTGGTTCAGATGATGAAAATCGTTCAGCGACCCCAGAACAACGTTCAGCTGCTTTAGCAGCTATCGGAAGTGGTCTTTCAACACGTAATGCTAAATCTACAAAGGTACGTGAAAGTGAAGTTCGTTCAGCTTTTGCTAACTTTGTTGTAGGTAAAATTTCAGAAGGTGAAGCACGATCATTAGGAATTGAGACAGGGAATGGTTCAGTAACAGTTCCAGAAGTCATTGCGAGTGAAATCATCACTTATGCGCAAGAAGAGAATCTTCTACGTAAATACGGTACTGTAAATCGTACGAAGGGCGATGTTAAATATCCTGTTTTGGTGAAGAAAGCTGAAGCTAACGTTAATAAAAAAGAACGAGCTTCAGATGATGAAATTTCAGAAACTTCTATCGAATTTGACGAAATTCTATTGAATCCTGCTGAATTTGATGCCTTAGCTACTGTTACCAAAAAGCTGCTCAATATGTCAGGGGCTCCGATTGAAACTATTGTAATTGATGAACTTAAAAAAGCATATGTTCGGAAAGAAACAAACTATATGTTTAATGGTGACGATTCAGGAAATGAAAATTCAGGTGCATTGGCTAAAAAGGCGGTACCATTTGTGCCATCAGTCGCAGTAGATGTTACTGCAGCAGATGCTGGTCAAAAGCTTTACGATGCACTTATTGAAATGAAGAACACACCTGTTACAGAAGTTATGAAAAAAGGACGTTGGATCATCAATCGTGCTGCACTAACTTTAATCGAAAAAATGAAAACATCTGATGGTTTCCCGCTTCTTCGACCAATGACACAAGCAGAAGGTGGTATCGGCAATTCACTCGTTGGATATCCAATGGAATTTACCGATTCAGCAGATAAAAAAGGAGCTGCGGATATTCCTGTTCTTTATTTCGGTGATTTCAAATCATTCCAAATTCAAGATGTTATTGGGGCAATGCAAATGCAAAAATTAGTAGAGAAATATGCTGGAACTAACCGTGTTGGTTTCCAAATTTATAATTTACTAGATGGTCAGCTTGTATATTCTAAATTTGAACCAACTGTTTATCGTTATGAAATTGGGAAAGTGATCACTAGCGGAGGTGAGTGATGGAAATTGAAGAATCATCGTTAGTAGAAAAACTCAAATCACATCTTCATTTTGAAGAAGGAATGGACGATTCTCTTTTAGAACTCTATATTAAAAATGCTGAGAAGTATGTGAAAAAAGCAACTGGAAAACAAGCAGAGTACTTGGTAATCATGGTTGCTGGGATCATGTTCGAGTATAGAGTTGCAGAAAAAGAATTAGGTGAGGCGTTAGAAGCAATGACGCCTTTTTTTGTTCAGGAGGCTTTTGTAGATGAAGAGACAAACGAACAACCTTAGATGGAAAGCTGATTTGCTGCAATTGTCATGGGATGTTGATGAAGATGATAGACCTATAAAAAAGATAACAAAAAAACGAGATATTTTTTATCAAGATATAGGTATCACTGCTCAAGAAAAATATCTTTCACAACAAGCTAAAACTGATGTTGTAAGACGGATTAAGATTCGCTTGGACAAGAGTATTACTGAAAAAGAAAGTGGAGTCACTATTGAAGGGATTTCATATAATATTGTTCGTATCTATACAAATATGGATGCTAGAGAAATGGAGTTAAGTCTGGCCTATGTCGATTAGTTTTGATGAATTGATAAAACTACTAAAATCAGTCAATCCACAAACATTTAGAGGGAAAGCTCCGCCAGGAGTTTCCTATCCGTATATTATTTACTTAAATATTTCTATGGGAAAAAAGATAGCTTCTAGTAAAACAGCTAAATTAATGCCTTTATACCAGGTATCTTTATTCACAAAAGGTACAGAAAAAGAGCTTATTACTTTAGAAAAGGCTCTGAAAAAGATTCCTCATACTGATTTTTATGGTATTCAAGGGGATGAAAATGATGATACGGTAACTAATTTTTATACTCAAATAAGGGTGGTAGAAGATATTGACAGATAATAATGGATTTCAAGACATGTTAGATTATACGAGTCGTTTGTCTCAAGTTGATCCACAAAAAGTTACACTTGAATCTCTTAACGAAGCAGCTCAATATTTTGTTGATAAACTTTTACCAAATATTCCTCGGTCGTTGATGAAAAAGAAGCACATGAAGGACCATATAAAAGTTGATGTTGAAGATGATAAGGTGACTATTTATTTTGAAGATACATCCTTCTATTGGCGCTTTGTTGAGAATGGTACTGTCAATATGAAAGCCCAACATTTTGTGGAAGGGACTTGGCAACAACAAAAAAGTAATGTTGAGGACATTATGACTAAAAAAATAATAAAGGAAATGGAAGGTAAGTAACTTGGGAAAACAAGATGTATTTTACTTTGAAGGTTTGGATGATATTCTCATTGCGATGATGACTGTTCGAGAAACAGTTTCGACACCGCCAGAATATGGAGAAATTGTCCGATTGCCTATCGCTACTAAGCTAGCAATTAAGGGTAATGGTTCAGAATTGGAAAAATGGGCATCAAGCAAGATGTTTCGCCGTGTATCACGTGAGACAAAACATGAGATTGGCTTGGATCATGTGGGGATTCCTATTGAAGTAATGGACGAGTTGAAAGGATTAATTTCAAAAAGTGGAGTGACTTTTGGGAAAAACAACGCTCGTGAGCTGCCATATTTTGCTTTTGGATTCATTGGTAATGTTGAAAATGGTGGGAAGAAAGCTGTATGGTATCCTAAAACACAACTATCGAATGTTGTTGATGAAGAATACACTACGGCAGAAGAAGAAACTAAAATTGACGATGTGACAGCTAACCTTGTTGCTACAGGATTAAATAATAACAACATTATGTACGCAAGTTATGATTCTAATCGTGATAGTGCAGTTGATGTCCCTGTTGATACATTTATTTCAGTGCCAATCTTTGATGAAGCACAATGGGATAAGGTAGTTTCAGACAGTAAAAATCCACCAGAAACAAAGTAAAAGTAGAAAGTGAGTAAAAATGGCAAAATTATCTGATTATGGTTTTCAAATTGATAATCTGGAAAATACTTCAGTCTGTATGATTAAAGGAAAAGAATTTCCTGTTTCATTTACAATGGAAACCATGGAATATATTGCGGATATTTATGGCGGCGATTACGCACAATTTGAAGCAGATATGAATAAGATGCTCAAGAAGAGTAAGGGGCGCATTACATCCTCAAACTTGGCATCTTCAGATCTTAAAATCATGCGTTCTCTTATTTACGGAATGCTTAGAACAGGTGGACTTGATGAAAGTTCAGAAACAATTTTTAATTTCTTAGGAATGAGCGGTGATGTTCTTTCAATCTATTCTGTCTGCATGGAAATTTTCACAAGACAAGCATTTCAGGTGGAAGACCTAAAAAAATCGAAGAGGCCACAAGATTTTCAAAAAGCAAAACGAAAAAACAATCGAAATTACAAGAAAACTCCCAAGAAGTAGGTACTCCTTGGAGTTTTTATTTGTATGTCGCCATAACTTTGTTAGGGTGGGATATTGATTTTTTACTTAAATCAAGTCCAAACTTGTGGCTTAAAAGCTATATACAATGGTTAGAATCTAATACTGATTTTGAACCAATAGAATCAACAACACTAGATAAATCACCTTGGTGGTAGAAAGGAGCAAATAAATGTCTACAAAAGAAACAGATGTTGTCTTAAATTTTAAGATGGATGGACAAGTTCAATATGCTCAAACTATCAAAGAGATTAATCAAGTGATGAATACTGCAGCAGCTGAATATAAAAATCATATTGCTGCGATGGGAAAAGATGCCAGCACAACAGAAAAGTTAACGGCTACTAAAAAGAAACTAGAAATCCAACTTGAAGGCGCAGAAAAGCGCTCAAAAATGTTGAGAGATGAATATGAGCAATCTGTAAAAGAAACAGGTGCCTATTCAGAACAATCTAAAAAGTTATATAAACAGTTACAAGATTCAGAAACAGGAGAAAATAAACTTAGAAATGCTCTTGAACAAACCAATGAAGCTTTAAAAGAGCAAGGAAAAATGTCTGATGAGACAGCAGAAAAGCTCAAAAAAATTGAAGATACTGGTGAGAAAATGACTGTTGGTGTAACTGCACCAATTGTTGCAGCAGGGGCTGCAGGTCTTGCTGCTTTTGGTGAAGTTGATGAAGCCTTAGACACTATTATTACCAAAACAGGTGCTACTGGTGAAAAAGCTGATCAGCTTTCAGAATCTTTTGAAAATGTTGGTTCAAACACACATCTACCTCTTCAAACAGTAGGGGAAGCTATTGGTGAGGTAAATACCCAGTTTGGTTTTATGGGGAAACAGCTAGAGGATTCTACTAATTACTTACTTCAATATGCTGAAATTAATGAAACAGATGTCTCCCAGTCAGCTATTTCCGCAAGACAGGCAATAGAAGCTTACGGTTTAGAATATAGTGATTTAAACAGTGTTCTTGATGTCACAACGAAAACGGCTCAAGATACAGGGCAATCTGTTGACGATCTCATGAAGAAAGCAATTGATGGCGCACCTCAAATTAAGCAACTTGGTCTTAGTTTTGGTGAAGGTATAACTTTGATGGGTAAATTTGAGCAGTCGGGGGTAGATTCAGGGGCTGCTTTAAGTAGTTTATCAAAAGCTACGGTTGCTTATTCGAAGGACGGTAAGACACTTGCTCAAGGCTTGGGAGAGCTTCAAAATAAAATAAAGAACGCTAGTTCTGAAACAGAAGCTATCAATGCAGCTGCTGAAATCTTCGGTACTAAAGGTGGACCACGTATGGCAGATGCTATACGCAGAGGAGCATTAGACCTTGGAGATCTTGCCAAATCAGCTGAAAGTAGTGGTGGGACAGTAGGGACAACATTTGATGCTACTCTAGACCCAATTGACAAAGCTGGACAAGCGATGAATAATGCAAAGCTTGCAATGGCAGGGGTTGGAGAAAGTGTACAAGTAAGTCTCTTACCATTTTTTGAAATGGCTACAAATGCCATGCAATCATTTAAAGGATGGTGGGATTCTCTTGATCAAGGAACGAAGAACTGGATAATTACTATAGCAGGAATAGCTGCGGCAGTAGGTCCAGTTCTTGTTGTTTTTGGTACATTAATGGGCTCTATCACCAAAATATATAACGGAATAAAACTGATGCAATCTGCATTTAGTGTTGTAAGTGCATTTTTAGCTGCAAATCCATTTGTACTTGGAATAGCAGCAATAACACTTCTTGTTACGGCTGTAGTTGTGGCTTATAACAAGGTTAAATGGTTCAGAGATGGAGTGAATACCTTTATTGGAGGAATAAAAAATACTTTTGTTCAAGGATTTAATTTTATTTCTGGGTATTTAGGGAGTGTTTTTGGAGGAATAGTCCAAAACTTTAACAACTTTTTCAATGCAGGAAAACGTATATTTAATGGTTTTATTGATTTTGTAACAGGAGTATTTACCGGCAATTGGGAACAAGCTTGGAATGGAGTTGTAAATATCTTCGGTGGAATATTTGATGGTATTGTTGCTTATGCAAAAGCACCATTAAACCTTTTAATCGGTCTTATTAATGGAATGATTGGTGGTTTAAATAATATTAAATTGCCAAAATGGGTTCCAGGAATAGGTGGAAAAGGAATTGATATTCCACAAATACCTTATCTTGCGACTGGTGGTCATTTAATTAATGGACAAGCTATCGTAGGTGAAGCAGGTCCAGAATTATTGACAGCTAAAAACGGTAAAACAACAGTTACACCTCTATCAGATGATGAGAAACGTAAAGGAATAGGTGGAAGCTACCCGGATCGAACAGTCATTGAACAGCACAATCATTTTGGACGTATTGATGCAAACAATCCAAGTGAAGTTGCAAGAATGAATCGACAAATGAAACAAGCAGCAAACCAAGCCTTGGTTGCGAAAGGAGGGATACCTTGACAGAATTTTTAAATTCAGATGAACCGAATTTTATCTTCAAGGGTATTAATGCCCTTATAGATATGGATTGTATTATTGAAACTGAACTTCCTGACATTCAAGCCCAACCTCGTATTGAAGAGATTTCTATACTGGGTCGTAGTGGAACACTGACAGAATGGTACGGTGATTATGAACCTTACGATCTTGATATTGGAAAAATTAGTATTCCTTATGAAAATTTACGAAAAGTAAAGCAGTGGCTCAAAGGAGCTGGTCAGTTAATTTCACACAATGATTATGATAAATACATCGAAGCTGTTCCTTCATTCTCTTCTCCGCTTAAATTTGAAAATGAGTGGGGATACTTTTATACATTTGAACTTACTTTTCATTGCCAGCCATTCAAAAAAAGAGTAAATGAACAACCTATACTAATGAATCAATCTGAATTATCGTTTTATAATCACGGAGATGTAAAATCATTTCCGAGAATTGAGTTTTATAATTCTAAAAATATTTATTTCAAAATCATTTGTAATGATGTAGAACTGAGCTTGCCAACTTTAGCAAAAGGTAAGGTTGAAATTGATTTTGAAAAGGGTATGGCAGTTCAAAACAATAAACTTGTTCCAAGTGTTGGAGAATGGGGAGAAATTCTTCCAGGGGAAAATAAAGTTTCAGTTTATGGGGATTATGTTGATGGAAAATTATTTATGAGGAGCTTGTATCTTTGAAAAAA